GCTGGAGTATGTATTCGCGGGCCAGCTCAAGTGCTTTTTCTTTGCCGTGGTAGTCTTCGGAATAGCTGTAGTAGTGGCCCCAATCGTTACCGCTACCCTGAACGCGACCCATGACCATTACCCAGTTTTCTTTTGTGCGTGACATTTTAATTTCCTCGTTTAGTGAGCTTTGTGGGGGCTGGCGCCCCCGTGGGTTTTAGAGAAACTTCGCGCCATCCCAAACGATACCGCTACAGTATTCGCCGGGAGTTTGTGCCTGCTCTAAAGTTTGGTTTGTCCATTGCTTAAGAATCACACAATCAAATAGCGGCATAGTCTCTAGAGCTTTGGCATTTGGTGCGCTGACAAATTGAATGTCCCAGCCGCGCTCACCTGTTTGGTGATTGCAGATATAAATTTCATATGTGTTGTATGTGGTCATATCAAAGTACCTCTATCAGTGAGCTAGTGAATGCTGGGATAACACCCAACAATGCGAACGGTACATGAACGGAAATAGTGTGTCAAGTAATAATTGAAATTATTTTTATCCCCACAGTCGCCGCTGTTATTTGGTCTTTTTATTCAGGCGTACAGAGAGCGCACAGAGCGCTATACAGGCGCCCCATTATTCAGCTGGTCATTGGTAGGGTGTGGCACTGGCTAACCATCTGAGCGCATTGGGGAAACCTGACAGTTGGTTGGCGTCAAATCATGGGGAATGGCACAGCGTTGCCGCCAGCGTCCAGTGCTTTACTGATTACCAATACCTATAGACTGATATAGGAAGCCCCGAATCAAACCCCCAATACCATCCAGCGGCCTTAATACTAATTGGTGGCCTTAATACATATCAGTGGGTGCTCTTTTGGAACTTACGATTCCAGAATGGAACGGACTCACAACCCGCATACGTAAGCCATTCTAACTGCCGTAAATACATGTATGAGGAAGTCACAGCTGGATTTTGCCTGACCTCGGAACCCATCAACGGTGCGGGCTTCAGCGATAGTGACCACTAGCTACTTGCTTGTTGCAAACAAGTAATTGCCTGCCTGCGTTGGGCCGGGGGGGAGGGGGTTGCGCGCGCCGATTTCCTCCGGTTCCCACTCTCCCTTACTAAAGCGAAAACGCTGAAACCCACGTGGCTGTATGTCTGAGACGGCGTTAGCCTGTTCGGAGCCAAAGGCTCTGTAACTGAATTGGGGTGTTTTTCGGAGGGGTTGCGGGGTTAGTCAGATATGTATACTATGGCGACACTTACTTGTTTGGAACAAGTGTTTTGTCCCTAGAAGACAAGTGTGCTGAGAGAAAGGAAGTCAATGTCCGTAAGCGTGGCAGGGAGGATGCTCGCCGCGAGAAAAGGGAATTGTCTAAGCTATCTAGGGAGGAGCAACGTCATCGGTTGTCTCTTCTGCGCACTGAGTTTCTGACTCACTCATCTTTAGATCGCTTTGTGGAAAAGCTGTTTGCCATGGCCTTGGATGACGAACACTCAGGCCAAGCCGTTGCCATTAAGATCATCTCCGAAAGAATCCTCCCTATTCAGTCTTTTACTGCTGAATCCAAGAAGTCTTCTGCGGTCAATATAAACATCACAGGATTGAAGGTCGATGTGGAGCCGGAGAAGGATGTTAGCGAGCCGGTGTCGATCCAGTGAGTGATCTCAACTTACAGCTCTTGCCTTGGCAGGAAGAAGTGATGCAGGATGCCTCCCGCTTCAAGATCGTTGCCGCTGGTAGACGAACTGGGAAATCCCATCTAGCCGCTATTTCTCTCATCTTATCTGCCCTTGATGGTCGGGATGGCAAGGTCTTTTACGTTGCCCCCACCCAAGGACAGGCTCGTGACGTAATCTGGCACACCATCTTTGATATCGCCAATGACATCATTGAGCGAAGTCACATCAACAACCTTGAAATCACCCTAAGTGGCGGCAACACCATCTATTTGAAGGGCGCTGATAGACCGGATTCCCTGCGTGGTGTGAGCCTTAAGCACCTCGTTCTCGACGAATATGCGTTTATGAAGCCGGATGTGTTTGAGTCCATCTTAAGACCGGCCCTCGCAGATAGGAAAGGCTCCCTAATCGCCATCGGAACACCAGAGGGAAGAAACCACTTCTACGATATGTTCCAAGGGGCCAGTGGCTGGGATGATTGGAACCAGTTCCACTACACCTCTTTTGATAATCCTCTTGTAGACAAGGCTGAAATCGAACACGCGCGGTCCACTCTTCCGGCATGGGCCTTCCAGCAGGAGTTTCTCGCCAGTTTCGACGCCAGAACAGGCGGGATTTTCGACACTGACAACTTCATTTACCACGATGAGGTAAAAGATTCCGGCGATTACTACATATCCATTGACCTTGCTGGATTCAAGGCCCAAGGGCAGAGGAAGGCCAAGAAGCGGGACAACAGCGCTATCGCCGTAACAAAGGTGGCCCCCTCTGGAAAGTGGTACGTCGAGGACATTGTATACGGGCAATGGTCTCTAGATGAGACCTGTCAGAAGATCTTTGACGCTGTGGAGAAGTACCGACCCCTGAAGATTGGCATGGAGCGGGGTATTGCACAGCAAGCCGTGATGTCCCCCCTTGGGGATTTGATGAGACGTAGGGGGAGGCTGTTCCATGTGGAGCTATTGACGCATGGCAACCAGAAAAAAGAGGATCGGATTGCGTGGGCTTTGGAGGGTAGGTTTGCCAACCAGATGATCTCCCTCAAAAACGCCGCGTGGAACGAGCGGTTTATTGATGAGGCGGCTAACTTCCCTTCTACACTTGTCCATGATGACCTGATTGACGCGCTCGCATACGCCGACCAGATAGCGCAGATCGCCTACCTAGACGGTATTGAGCTGGCAGATGACTTTGAGCCTATTGATGCTGTGGCAGGATTTTAAATGGCTAAACTTGATAGCAAAGAACCTATTCTAGAACACCTTGGTGTAGAGCATGGCCTTGCAGAATGGATGGAGGGCCTTCTTCAAGAGTGGAGATGGCACTATGAAGCCAACTATGCTGACAAGCACGAAGAGTACTACCGGCTCTGGAGAGGGATTTACGCCGAACAGGATAAGACTCGCCAATCTGAGCGTTCTAAGATTATTGCGCCAGCACTACAGCAGGCTGTGGAGTCCGCTGTAGCTGAGATTGAGACGGCATCCTTCTCTCAAGGCTTCATGTTTGACATTGAAGATCATGACCAGACACAACCAACGCCCCCTCAAGGCCAACAGCCTCAGATGCAGACCCCAGATGCTTTGCAGGGGGCGGCGGTTGCTCCATCAGATGCCCCTATTATCCGTGATCAACTTCATAAAGACATGGATAGGGCTAATTACAGGGCCGCAATAGGCGAGATCCTTATCAATTCTGCTGTTTTTGGCACAGGAATTGGTGAGTTGATGATTGAAGATTCAACAGAGTACATTCCTGCTACTCAACCCCTTAATGAAGCTAGTGGGGCGTCTCTGGTTGAGTACGGAGTAGAGGAAAGAACCCGTCCTATTATTAAGCTAAACCCTGTTCAGCCTAAAAACCTACTGGTTGACCCCAATGCAACGTGTGTATCTAGTGCAATGGGTGTCTGTGTAGAGGAGTTTGTGGGGCTACATGCTATTGAGCGACTTCAAGAGCAAGGGGTCTACCGCAGTATAGACATTGGCACAGACCCATCATGCGATGAGATTGATGCTGACCCTGAAAATGTTGTTCAGCCCCATCATAAAGTAAGAGTTCAGCGGTACTACGGGTTAGTGCCTACTGACTTACTTAAAGATGAAGGCGTTGACTCTGAATTGCTGGAAGATGGCAAGTACACAGAGGCCGTTGTTGTTGTTGGCAATGGCAAGATCCTCAAAGCTCAATCAAATCCCTATATGTGCAAGGATCGGCCTATTTGCGCCTTTCCTTGGGACGTAGTACCCAGCCGTTTCTGGGGTCGTGGGGTATGTGAGAAGGGCTATATGTCTCAGAAGGCTTTAGACGCTGAAATGAGAGCGCGCATTGACGCACTAGCCTTGACTACGCACCCAATGATGGCGGTGGACGCAACCAGAATCCCAAGGGGAGACAAGTTTGAGGTCAGACCGGGGAAGATGCTGTTGACCAACGGCGCTCCTCAAGAGGCAATCATGCCATTTAAGTTTGGTCAGGTAGATCAGATCAGTTTTAACCAAGCCCAGAACCTACAGATGATGGTTCAGCAGGCTAC